CGGGCGGCACAAGCTCTTCGCCGGCGAGGCCGACTTGGCCGCTCACCGCGCGGAGCAGAGCGCCGCGGCCCTTGATCCCCATGATATGGAGGTCGGTCGGATTGTTGGTTTGCTGGAGCAGCTCGAGCTGGCGCTGACGTTGGGTCTCGCGCTGGATCGCCACCTGGACGCCCTTGACGACGAACTTCTCCATGCCCGTCAGGACACCCGTGGTGTCAGTCAGGAGGATCAGCTCTTCGAGAGACGCGAGCGCCTCCTGGAAGATGTCCCGATCGATGTTGCCAGAGACCGTCTGCAAGATCTTGCTGGCATTGCCCATGAGCATGGCCAGTCCGGATGCAGTTCGGCCGGCACCGCCGGCGCCCTGGCCGGCCAGATATTTGGGGATCGCAGACACGTCGTCCGCGAGCGTGATGACGGCTTCCAGCACCTTGAGCAGGTCCTGGGAGTTGCTGTCCGGCTGGAAGAACCAGATGGGCCCCTTGTCGTTGTTAGTGTTCGCCCCGATCGGATCGTTGCGGACCCGCCAGCGCTTCCAGGGGTACATGTCGTCGCCCTGCTCCGTCGGGGAGAGGCGATTCTCGTCGATCACCACTTGGGGACCGGACGCGATCGATAGGTTGTTGACCAGGGACCGCAGGGTGGCGTTCGCCACTTCCTGGAGGTCGCCAATGAGTTCGCCCAGCGCGTTACCGATGACGCCGCCCGGGACCTTGTCGAAGCTGGTGATGTAGTAAGGATGGCGCTTGCGCGGCGACACCGAGAGGTTCGCGCGGATCACGTGGCGCCCAATGCAGAGGACTTCGCAGTTGTAATCCCGCAGGCCTTCCGCGTCAGTCGGCGGCAGCTGAACGCCGTACTGCTTGAGCATGCGCCCTTGAACGTTGCCGTTGTACGACATGACGCTGATCAGGCCGCTGCGGTTCCAGGCCGGGTTCTCCCGGTTTTCGAGCACCGCGCGCTCGGCGTCCGGGGTGTCCCAGTTGTCGTAGAGGCCACCACGGCCGTACTCGTCGAGGACAGCAAGCACACCGGGCTGATAATAGCCGGGCAAATCGAGCAAGTCATTGATTTCAGCGCGAGTAAAGCGCATTTTCTCGATGACTTCGGCGTTCTTTATGTCAGAAACTCCGGGTGTAAAGTAGATGTCAAAGGGGCTCGGAGCGGCCCAGAACAATTTGGGAACCTGCTTCACGACCGGCTGGCCGCCACCCGGGGGCCACTCGAGTTCGATGACCATCCGCACCGTCGGGCCCTTCAAGCAAACGAAGGGGAAGATCGGGATCATCGTGATCATATCGGAGAGGGCGTCGTAGAAGGCACCTTCGTGTAGGATCTCGTCGATCTTGTCGGTCGACCGGCGCGCCTGTTCCTTCGCCTTCTTGCGCGCGGCGTCCTCCGCGGACGAGAACAGCGCTTCCTTCCGTTGCTGGACGTCGTCAGGCGACGGCGGCGGTTGACCAACGCTCTGCAGGGTCTGGGCAGTTTGCTGCGCTTCCTGCTGTACGAAGGCCTGGATTTTCTGGTATATCTCGTCCGGAACTTCCGGCTCCGGGGGCGGATCGATTGCCCACGGCCGGTCATTTCCTAGGTAAATGTCACGCAAAAGTGAACTGGCCGCACGGCATTTCTGGGTGGTGATCCGGGCAAACACCTCAGAACCGCCCCATTGCCGAATGTTTATGAGCTTCGACGCGCTGTACTGCCCCTGATAGGAACGCAGCGCCTCCAAGAGACGCTCAGTCCAACCGGAAGCAGTGTTGCGATGGTTGCGGAAGATTTCGTAGCGAGCCTTCACGTAGCCGACAAGCTCCTCGGGGGGAGCTTGCTGCTGCGCCATGAGCGCGGCGTCCTTCTGCTGCTGTTGGCCAGCGAGGTGGGCCTCAAGGGCTGCAGGGGGGACGACCGATATGAGGCCAGCTTGTCCGAGTTGATCCATGGCTCTTCCAGAAAGCAGGGCTGTGGTGGCCCTTAGGGGTTAATCACAAAAGGTTTACCACTCATTAACGTGAGAAATGCGAGAACCAAGCCCATGAATTTACTCCCATCCACGATCTCGGTGCCTCTGCCGAAACATCTTACTCCCGGACTGATAGCACGGCTCGCCCGTGATGTCGTCATGGAATTGAAGGCACTCGAAGACATCCTCACGCCCTACTGCATCACCCTCCTGCAGTACGAGCGCATCAAAGAGATGCCTTTCTTCAAGCGGGTCTTCGAAGACTTCACCATCGAATGGAACAGGGTCACGTCGACCCCCGAGCGCGTGCGACTTATTTCCGCCGTGATGTTGGAGGAAGGTCTTCCTAAGCTCGGATCACAAATGGTCGACAAGGAGGTGTCCCCTGCCGTCGCAGTCGAAACTGGAAAGTTCTTCGCCAAGCTCGCGGGCGTCGGTGAGTCGAAAGTCGAAGCCAGCGCCGGCGAAAAATTCGTCATCAACATCTCCCTCGGGGAAGACACGAAGTTCCAATTCACCAAAGATGTCACCCCAAGAACTCCGGGATCGCCGGAATGCTTGGAGCAAGAAGTGGCGGGACAGCCCGCAGGGGAAAGCTTGGTTAGAGGCCCAGAAGAAGCGACCAGAATATTTGGCCCGGCAGGTGCGGAACCAGATGAGGTACCGCAAGTCCCCGAAAGGAAACGCAGCATTTAAGTTATGGGTTCACAGTACACCTGCGGGGATCGAATACAAAAGCCGCCGGTGGAATAGCCCACGCAGGCTCGCCACTAAACTGAGATACGAGCGTTCTCCAAATGGGATTGCTCGTTATCGAGCTGCTAATCAACGGAGAAAGAGTCATGGCGCCAGCACGAAAAACAACTGAAGATTATCTCAAAGATGCGAACGAAATCATCCGAAAGCAGAATGTCGATCTGGCCGATCTGCGCCGCAACACCAACCAATTACGCAAGAAACTCGACGCGGAAGACAACATTCGCGAGGTGATTTTCAATATCGCCGCCCATGACCCGAAGCCTCCGAAGTGGTTGAAAGATCTCCCCCCAGGCTCCAAGGTGCGCGGTACTCCCGTCGCGGTGTGGAGCGACTTCCATTACGGCGAGGTGAGCGCCGTCAACAAGCAGAACGGGATCATGGCGTACAACGCCCCGATCGCCCAGAAGCGGATCAAGCTTCTAGTCGACCGCACAATCGACCTGAGCTTCAACCACATGGGGGACTCGTATAAGGAGTACCCTGGCATCGTCGTGTGCCTGGGCGGCGACATGATCGGTGGTGACATCCACGAAGAGCTGATGGTCACCAACGACCGCACACCACTCGAAGCAGTCAACGACCTCACCGATCTCTTAGCGTCAGCCATTGGAGAACTCGCCGAGACCTTCAGTTACGTTTACCTCCCAGCTGTAGTAGGAAATCATGGTCGCACGCAAAAGAAGCCGCCGAACAAGTTCATCGCCCGCAACAACTACGATTACGCCATCTACTGCAACCTCATCCGCCATTTTAGAAACGATGCTAGAGTCCAATTTACAGCGGCTCAAGGCCCTGATTGCCACTTCAAAGTGTACCACCATCGATTTTGCCTTACTCATGGTGATCGACTCGGAACTGCAGGAGGCGATGGTATCATTGGTAGCCTCGGACCAATTTTACGCGGAGCAGTAAAAATCGGTCGGCAGAAGAACATCATCGAGCAGCCCTTCGACACCCTTATCGTGTGCCACTATCACGAGTACATGCCGATGCCACGCCTAGTTGTAAACGGCGCACTCAAAGGTCCGGACGAGTTCAGCGTCAACAAGCTCCGCATTCCGCCATCAGTCCCCACGCAAGCACTCATGCTCGTGCACCCCAAGTACGGCATTGTAGATCACCGAGGCATCTTCCTGGAAGAGCCGAAGGTGTACAATCGTGTGGAAGCGCCATGGGTCTCATGGCAAAATGAGTAAGGTCCCCACTGTAGAGATCAAAGCCACAAATATTGATCCAACCACCGAAGCTCGTTTCTGGAGTAAGGTGAAGCTGAACTGGTGCCCTGAGGCCTGCTGGTCTTGGGGCGGCCATAAATGTGAAACTGGATATGGCCGTTTCCACCTCGACTATTGGAATCGGGGAAGAAAGCGAATTCGTGTGTCCGCAAACCGGGTCGCGTACGCCCTCTTCAATGGCTATACGCCGGCGAATATGTTCGTGTGTCACACCTGTGACAACCCTCTCTGCGTTCGCCCCGAACATTTATTTTTAGGAACTGCCGCGGAAAACATAGCAGACCGTGGTAGAAAAGGGCGCACGAGAAATGGTGGAACAGGAAAAATCAAATGAGTGAAGAGCCTCGCAAAGAACTGTTCTCCTACGCCGCTCCGCCGATATGCGGCGCCTTCATGAACTCCAGCGCCTTCACCCGCATCATCGCGGGACCTGTGGGCTCGGGCAAGACGACGGCGTGCATCATCGAACTTCTCAGGCGTTCGATCCAACAGGCGCCTCACACCGATGGCATCCGTTACACCCGTCACGTGGTGGTACGGCAGACGTTGCGGCAGCTCATGGACACCGTCCTGAACGACTGCCACCAGTGGCTGCGAGGACTAGGCGAATGGAAAGAGTTCAAGAAGACCTATCAGATCCGATTTGGGGACGTCCACAGCGACTGGATGTTCATTCCTTTGGAGGACGCTGGCGACCAAGCGCGCCTTTTGTCTATGCAGTTGACGGGAGCATGGCTCTCGGAATGCATCGAAATGAACTTCAATGTGTTGGCACCACTCTCTGGCCGTATCGGCCGTTATCCGTCACCGAAAGTTGGCGGCGTGCCTACATGGTCTGGGATCATTGCGGACACGAACATGCCCACCCAGGAAACCCCCTGGCACAAATACATGATGGAGCCCCCTTCCGATGCGCAAATCTTCTTACAGCCGAGCGGAGTCTCTGAGGCAGCGGAAAATCTGGATTATATCGGTCCGCAGACGGAAGAGACTGCAAAGCTACAGATCGGGGACCCTCGTCGGCTCGCGCAGGGTCGCACGTACTATGAAAGATTGGTTCGCCAGCATGGTGAAGACTCAGCTTGGGTCAAAAGATACGTCTACGCCCAGTTCGGTGAGGATCCAAGCGGCCAAGGCGTGTTTCGGAACACCTTCATTCCCGCCTTCCATGGGGTCGAGCACACTCTAGTGATCCCGGGCTACCCTCTCATCATCGGACAGGACTTCGGGAGAGACCCGTGGTCGATCATCTGCCAGATGGACCACCAAGGCAGGCTGATCGTCCACGAGGAAGTGCCGGCCACGAACGTCGGACTCGAGAAACACGTCATCCAGAGCCTGCGCCCGCGCCTCATGCAGAGCAAGTACATGGGCATGCGGATGTTCGTGGTGGGCGACCCGGCCGGCGTGGCGCGCAGCACGATCTCCGAGGAGACGTCCTTTGACGTCCTCAAGCGCCTCGGGCTCCCCGCCTTCCCGGCGCCGACCAACGACATTGACCCGCGCCTGCGCGCGGTGGAGGCGATCCTCGGCCAGCAGCGGAACGCCGGCCCCGCGCTGATGATCAACAAGACGAACGCCCCATTCCTCTACCGGGCAATGGCTGGCGGCTACCGGTTCCTCAAGTCCAAGACCGGCGCACTCCGCGCGACGCCGGACAAGATGGACGCAGAAGGGTTCTCGCACGTCGCCGACACGCTGCAGTACGTGGCCCTCGTGGTCCACGGCGGGCTGGTCAGCGAGTTCTCCTCACGGCTCAACCCGGTGCAGCGGCCGCCGCGGCCGAAGATCAGCTCGTCAGCGTGGACCTAAGGCTTCCTGTCAATTTGCTTCTGCATTTCGTTCATTAGGCGGATGTTCCCCTCCCGCCACAGCTGAAATGAGGAGTCGGTTATATAGCTCCGTTTGAAAGATTCCAACTCAACCCGTTGAGCATCCAGACGTCGATTCAAATTATCGGTGATAGTGGTAACCAACGTCCAACCCCCACCTACAAGAGTTACAAATATCGAGATGATCGCAAGGTAAAGCCCGTACTGTGGACGCGACAGCTCGAGAACTCGCCGCTCCAACTCACTGTGCCGCGCGTCAAACTCCGCTTTACTAAGCAATTCACCCGTTCGTTTTAAGGTCTGCTCGGAGAGCGTGCGCGCTTCAGTGGACGCTTGCACCATCGTTTGAAAACGCGAGTCAATGTACTCCTTAAGGTCTACCGTTTCCGCCATCTCCCTCTCCTAGGTCTTTAGGTTCATGTGCAGTGCAACCGCGTTCTGATAGATCGCCCCAGATTGAACGGAGACCCACCAGATCAAGCTGATGATCGCAATCACGATAGTCACCAGGGAAGAAGGAGACACCCACTTCGGAAACCCAGTTGGATCAGTTTCGTCCCCCATTCCCCCCTCCTGTTCACTCCTCCGCCGTCACCGCATTCGGTTGGTCGAGGAACGTATTCAACATGGCGAGCGCCGTCTTCCGGTGCTCCGCCGACATGAAGTAGCCGCAAGACCACACCGTTTCAATTTTCAACCCGAGGGGCTCCAGCTTCTTCCTCAGCTTGCATATCACGACGTCCACGATCTTGGGCTCGGTCTCCACCTTAGGGTGGGGCCGACGACTTTCGATCACAGCGTGGAGCATTTTTCGGGTGACCTCTCGCCTCTTGATGAGAACGAGCAACAAGCAGGCCTGCTGCTGGGTGACACCGAAGAGCCGCACCACGTTGAGAATCAACAGAGCATCGTCGACCCCAGTCTTGGCGTACTCTGGGCCACGTTGCTCCCGGGTTAACAGGGGGGACCAGTCATCCCGCGGCATTTCCACGATGGAACCGACTTCGAGCGCTTCCTGCAGGATGGAGCGGACTTGATCAGAGGGAAACTCGGCGGCGCGGGCAATGGCGCGGATGGGGACCCCCTCATGCGCCATGCGGGTGACGAGATCCTCCAGGCAAATCGCGTAAACATGGTCTTCGGACATGCATTCCTCCGGGGGTTGAAGGAATGTGTTAACAATATGGCAAGATTCTGTCAAGAAGCCGAGCGGGCCGACACCCCTAGATGCATGCCGCATCGTCGATGGGTTTGACGGAAGCATGCTGCCGGCCCGCCGGCCGCGTGCATTCTCACCCTGATTTATTTGGGAAAAGTTAACGGAGTTGTGATCCGCTTCAAAATGTCCGCCATTTCCTCGTTGGTGATCCCGTCCTGGACGAACTGGTAGAAGGGCTTGCCATCCCGGCCGGGGGACTTGAGCACGACGAAGACCCCCTCAGCAGAGAAGCGGAGGTTCCGGAGCGCTTGGTGGGCCTCCGTGAGCAGTTCATTGAGCGCCGCCGCGCGCCGCCGTATCTGCTTCTCCGCGCCGAAATCCACAATCATCCGCCCGCTCCGCCCACGTAGCAGATCACCATCTGGCCCTGGATGCACACGTACGCCCGGCCATCGGGGCTGTCGCGCGGATCCTCCTGCAGGTCCTCAGCGATGCCGTGCTCGATCGGATACCAGCGGTCGTATTCCGCGTGGCCTTCCGACTCGGGGAAAACCTCCAGCTTGCCATCAACCTGGCGCACCTGCTTCACCACGAAGCAGTCCTGCTTCTCGCCGGTCGCGTAGCAGCACGAGTCCTTGCGATGCGGGATGCCGGCGAAGTCACCCGCAGGGCGCTTCCACTTCTGCAGCCACTCTACCGTCTGCGCCTGCTCGGCGGTCTCGCCGCCCTGGTGCTCGTGCGCGGGCGCCAAGGTTGGAGTGCAGCTAAAGACGCACAAAACAAAGAGAAACCCGAAGAAACGTCGCATCATGCATTCCGTAGGGCGGCGTCCGACCAACCGTTCTGATATTGGTGGTTGATCTTGCCCGCCTCTGTTCCCTTGGTCGCCTCCAGGATTTGAAAGACAAGCCTAACGCCGGCCGGGGGCAGAGAGGCGAAGATGCAGATCAATCCATCGTGGCCGAACGCGATCGCTGCCTCTTCCTTACCTTCGATAGTGGCGGTGAACAGGCGGATCTCGGTGACGTTGGCGTCCTCCGGAATATGGAGCGCGTCGCGGACGGGGTTGACCTGTTGGGGTTCAAGAACTTGAACCCATTTGATATCGGCCGTGCCCTTGTTCTGTTCGACGAACCGCTCGACGGTGACGCAGCCCTTGTTCGCATCTTCCTGTGCGAACGACGGCGTGGCGGCGAGGATGGCGAGTGAAGCGAGGAACGCGATCAAATACTTCATGTTCATCTCCAGTTGATGTGAGGGCGCCACTTGATCGTGATGTAGTGGGCGTAGAGTTCTTCACCTTCCGGGCACGGGTTGCGAGGACTCCAATATACCCCGAGCATCATCATGTCCATGTAAGAATAGTCGTACCCATAGCGAAATTTCACCCGGGGCACCCGTTTTGCGTTGGACACCATTGAGTTAGACCCGTGCCGGATCAGACTGATGCTGACATAGAACCAGTCGGAAAACCACGTGCGCTTGCCGGCGACGTACGGGAAAATGCGAAGGGGGGCGCCTTTCATTTGGTTTCCTCGTTGAGTAGGTCCTTCGGACGGATGGTGTACGTGGATCCGTTGCTTCGGACACGCAGCTTCGTGTCCCCATGGAAATCGTAGATAGCAGTAACGTAGCCCGTCATGCGACCGCCGAACGGCTTGCCCGCGCGAAACCAGTGGACCCGATCACCGAGCGCGATGGCCATTACTTCGTCTCCTCCAGCACTTCGCGCGGGTGCGCCTGCAGGTGCTGCGGCATGTACGTGATCGCGGAGCGCAGGGTAAGGCGCAGGCGGCGCACGTCCTCCTCCAGCTTCCGGATCTTGTACTGCTGGAGCGTCTCGAGATCGCTACCGCTTCCTACTTGGGGCACTCGCGGCGCTCCTCTTCTTCGAACTCTAGCTCCGCGATCGTCTGCAGAAGCTCCTTGAACCGGAGCGGCATGGCCTGCAGCATGACGTCGTCGTAGAGCCGATGCAGCGAGGCGGACGCCCACAGTTTGGGGGGGATAGGTCGGTTGGTCACGGGCGCGGCGATCCATCAGCGTGCCGGGTGACGGCGACGTTCACCCACATGGCGTTCTGCCGGTGCTGGCGCAGAATGAACGTCTTGTCCGGTCCGGGGGGGAGGAACTCCTCGAGCATGTCGCTGTACTGGCGCGCCGCGGTGCGCAGCAAGCCCATAACCTTCACCTGCTCGTCGCTGGGCTTGAGGTACTCGAACGTCGTGCGGTGCAGCTTCGTGGATCCAACAGGCCCGGTGGTGGGGGGCGGGGTGAAGTCCGGTGTCTTGGGGTTCGCGTCGAAGGGCATGGGGGGATATCCAAATTTGTTGGTGGGCATGGGGTGCTCCGGGTCGTCTCTCATGTGCCAGCGTAGCACCTGTGACCTGCAGAGCAAGTCACGAATACGTTAACTAAAAATTAAGGGGGGCTTCTGAGCCCCCCTGTATTTTTCGAACCGGAGTCCCGGCGTTCCCTGCCCGCCGGCGTCACACCGTGACGGGTGGGGGTGCGGCCGCGGCAAGCTTGGCCGTGGTGGCCTCGACGACGCCGGCGACGGCATCGATCGTGGACTGCACGGCCGGATCTTCAACCGGGGGCGTGCCGATCTTGGCGATCGCGACGTCAACCTCGACCGTGAGCGCGTCGACCGCGGTGGTGAGCTTCTTAAAGTCAGCCATGAGAACCTCCGTGCGCAAGATGATGTAGGCCAGCGCGGCCAGTATGATGAAGCTTACCAGCAGGAAGATCAACATTTAGTTAAGCCTCCCGTGGCTCTCGAGTTCTTCTGCGAGTACCTCTTGTACTCGCAGTGTCGCCTCGATGGCCTTCGCCCGGATCGCTGCCGTCACTTCCTTGTCCTCGTCCGTGAGCTTCTCGCCACGCAGGCGCTTCGCCTTCACGTGGGCGATCGCCATCCGGACAGAAGTGCGGATGGTGTGCAGGGCTTCCTGCGCATCGATCAGGGCAACGTGGGGGTCTTTGGTTGGCACGGGTGTCACCTCTCGAGTTGGTTGCAGGGGGCGGAATCGAACCGCCGCGGGGCGGATATGAACCGCCTGCTCTTTCCCACTAAGCTACCCTGCGTCAGTGCACACCGTAATACGCCATGACCGCCACCACAAGAGCTAAGGCGGCCAAGAACCAGGCGATCGCTACGCCGTCGCTCACCGCGGCCTCCTATCGTAGGAGGCCGCCGAAGCCCGGGATCGCAACGTGGATGCCCACGGCGCCGAGGATCTGGGCAATGAAGTACAGGACTATAAACACCAGCAGAAAGACACCGGCGATGTAGAGCCCGGTGCGGAAGGGCTCCTCGACGTACGGGGATATCATCGGCCAGAGCTTGGTGTGGATAGCCCACCACAGCACGCCGAGAACGATCAGGACGAACATCAAACTGATAACGGTACCCATGAGGTCACCTCCCTTAGGGTCAGGGAGGTAAAACACAAAATGGTGAAAATTTCCTTAGGGAGGAAACCGGGGGCGGCCGCCCCCGGCCAGCATCCTTGCACTCCCACCGACGGATACTGATCGGCGGGCGTTTGAGTGTCGTAGCGCGGGGACGGAGAGAGTGTCAAGAGTGTTCTGTAGGGCTGTGTGGCCCTCCTGGGGCCTAACTGTCGTACACATTACACCCGTTGCACCCGTTTAACAGGTTGACACGAATCTTCCTTTTTCAGGTCAGTGATATTCTCAACCCCCCTATACACAAAATTGCTGGTCAACCTTCAGTCCATGTCCTCCCCCCGGTCCACCCTACCCCCTACCTATGCCACGGGTACCCCAATCTATCAGGCCCTCCCCTCCCCCTGCCCCCGCTCTTTATCAATTCAACATGAAACATTTTCATTTTTAAACGGTTGACCTTGCAGATAACAGCTGAAACGGGTGGCACCCGAGGCACCGTACCCCCACTCCACCCTACCCATGTCCGATTGGGCGCACTGGTGACGTCCCCAGAGGCTTGGTATCTTGACACGAATACACCCGTTACAACCGTTGATATATGTAATTGTCCAAATGTAAATTTAGGTTTGGTGCCAATTGTGGCAGAAAAAACCAAATGTTTTAGCCTCACCAAATGTCCAAAACACCGTACATTTGGTAACCCGTTGAAACCGTTGGATAAATCGGCAAATTTTGAACCAAATGTCCAAATGTACGACTTTTAAAACGATATACCCCCCTCAAGCAGTGAGCCCAAGTGTGGAAACCGTTTCAGCGGAGGCAAGAGCGCTCTACTTATAGAACAAAACATAAACAAATGTATAATAATACCTATAGGGAACGTCGGATTTGACACGAAACCGTCTCACGGTTGAAACGGGTGCAACTGTACAACTCACTGATTTTTTCTCTCTATAGGGCTCATATTTGGCCCGAACATTTGGACATTTGGACATTTGGTCACAATCCTGCCACAATTCAGCGAAAATATATTTGAACATTTGGACATTTGGTCCTTGACAGCCATAAAGAACGTGCTAAATTCCCAATCACTGAAACGGCCAACACAACCTAACGGAGTAACAAAAATGACGACCATTTCCCCCGAACAAGCCTACGGCGATAGACCCGTTTACGTGGTTCGGTCAACCGACATGCGGCGCCC